GGTATTACAACTGCACAAGCGTTTGCAGGATATAATTATCTACAAGCACCTTTTAGCACTACAGTAGATTTTGCTGTAACAGTGGCAACTAAAACAGCAGCACACAGATATAATGGAACAGGTAGTAGTAATGGATATTTAATTGATGGAGTGCAGTCCCCATTCCTTACTCTGACACCTGGTAGAACTTACAGATTCACTTTAAGTTCAGGTGACATGACAACTCACCCATTTAGATTTTATCTTGAAGCAGATAAAACTACAGCATATACCACAAACGTCACTTCTACAGCAACTTATACTGAAATAGTAGTAACTGATAGCACCCCACAGGTTCTACATTATCAATGTTCCAACCATGAATACATGGGTAATGCTGTTAACACAAACTCTAGTGCAGTTGTTCCAAGTCAAACAGCAATATTCCGTGGTGGACTTGTAGAAAAATTTGAAAGTGCCGGTACAACTCTTGGAATTCAAACAGACAATCCATTATCAGATGGTAATGTAATCCTATTCACAGGTAATGAGTCTGGTAACCTGACAATTAACTTCACTGGTGTTCATTCTACATTGTCAAGTGGAGAAACTGTTTCATTTACTGCTATCCTTACACCAAATGATTCTGGTGTAATTAATGTGGTGCAGGTAGATGGGCAAGCAGGAATTACAACATATTGGAGTGGTGGATCAGCACCTTCTGCTGGTTCTTCTGGGCAGGACATATATACGTTCCAAATTTTAAAAACTGGATCCGGCACATCAGATTACACTGTATATGGTGCTGCTACTAACTATGCATAATAGGAGGTAAAGATTATGCATGAACGACATAGAAAAGAAAAACCTCTTTTAAGTCTAACTGGATCTGGTGGAGGACTTGGATACTTAGCTGGTAGGGTAACTAGTTCACCTGAAGCAAGTGCCACAGGTGGAACTGTTATTTCAAGTGGAGATGATAGATATAATGTTTTTACAGGGACAGGAACATATACAGTATCTGGTGGGCCAGTCACAGCAAAAGTATTAATAGTCTCTGGTGGTGCTGGTGGTGGTGGATACTACTATGCTGGTGGCGGTGGTGCTGGTGGTGTAGTTTATTCTTCATCAATAGAATTAGCAAGTGGTTCTTATCCAGTTGTTGTTGGAGGTGGAGGCGCAGGAGGTGGATATAATACCAAAGGTGGATCTGGTGCAAACAGTTCATTTAACTCTGTAACTGCAATCGGTGGTGGCGGTGGTGGAGCATATTATAGTAATGGTGTAGGAAACGCTGGTGGTTCATCGGGTGGTAACACTGGTTATTGGCCAACCCCAAGAACTCCCGTGACACCACAACCTGCCCCTGGTGATTATACTCCTTATGGAAACATTGGCGGTGGCGGTGGTTACTATGGTGGAGGTGGCGGTGGTGGTGCTGGTGGTTCTGGCAGTAATGGTGCTTCTGGACCTGGTGGAGCAGGAGGACCTGGTAGAAACTTTCCAAGTTTCCCTGCGCCCGTGGTTGCTCCCGGTGTTCCATCTCCCGCAAGAAGTGCATGGACATCAGCAGTTGGTTCTAATGGCACAGTTGCTGGTGGCGGTGGTGGTGCTGTTTATTATTATCCATCAAATACTGCAGGAGCTGGTGGAGCGGGTGGCGGTGGTGTAGGTGCTTCAGGATACACTGGTCCTGGTGGCGGTGATGGTGTGGAATTCACTGGTAGTGGTGGAGGAGGAGCAAACTCTCCACCAGGTGGTGGAGTTGCTGGTGCTGGTGGGGATGGAATTGTTATGGTAAAATTTACCGTTGGCGGTGGCGGAGGCGGCGGCGGAGGCGGCGGTGGTGGTGGTGGTGGTGGTAGTTTCTCAGCATCTGGTGGCACCACAAATGAACCAGGAAATGGATATAAGTATCATACATATACCTCATCAGGTACATTTGTGGTGGCAGGTTCTGGAGATATAGAAGTTCTATTAGTTGCTGCAGGAGGCGGTGCTTATCCTGGTTATAACGCTGGAGCAGGTGGTGGAGGTGTTGTTCATCACCAGCAACTTGCTGTTACAGAACAAGATTACACAGTAACCATTGGTGCAGGAGGAATTAGCAATGCAAATGGTGGAGACTCCACATTTGGAGGAATGACTGCAAAGGGTGGTGGTGGTGGCACTGGATATTATCCCTATGGTAGTCCATCTAACCCAGGTGGATCTGGCGGTGGTTCAGAAGGAACAGAGTCCAATCCGGCAGGAGCAGCAACACAACCATCACAAAATACACCATTCGTACCAAGTCCACATTTCAATCAATATGGTAATCCTGGAGGAACTGGTGATACTGCTGGTGCATATTCTGCTGCTGGTGGCGGTGGTGCTGGTGCGGCAGGTTCTCCCTCTGGTCCTGGTCCTGGTTCTGGTGGCGTAGGTGGTGCTGGTCAACCAATCTCTGGATTTGAATATCCTATTGTTGGATTAGCACCATTAACACCAGAAGCTAATTCACCGACAAACAATCACTATGGTGCAGGTGGTGGTGGATGGGGTTATTCCCAACAAAACAGCGGTAACAGACCTACTGGTGGGGGAGGAAGAGGTGGAAGATATGTTCCATATCCAAATCAAAAAGGTCTTGATGGTGTTGGTGGAGGAGGAGGAAATAGTTATTATGATAGCGGTCCTAATCTTGGTGGTAGTGGCGTATTTATTATAAGATATGCTGTTTAAGAACTTGATAGTTGATAAATAATATGGAGTATCGTAAACTCATTTGAATGAGCAACCCTCGTATTCCAAGAAAACCTGGACAACCAGCAAACTCCAAGAAACACTCTGACCTTTATACGGATGAAAATCCAAAGGGAACTATTCATGGACTTGGATTCAAAGATGTTGCAACTGCTAAAGCATCTGTTTCTAAAATTCGCAATTCATCAAGATCTCATGCTCACAAAATCCAGGCAGCAGTTGCTATGGAACAAAGAGCAAGAGAAATGGGTAAGACTTCAGAAGCAGCGGTTTATAGAAAGTTCATTAACTCAATGAAGAAAAAGACTAAAGAGATGAACGAAGAGAAAAAGAACGGTCGCTGTCCAGAAGGACAGTATTACTGCTATACTGATAAAAAGTGTAAACCAATCCCCAAGGGATTTAAGGCAGTAGGTCGTGCTGGATATCTTCGCAAAGAAAATGGTCATTCTGTAGATGATGAGAAAAAAAATGGTAGTGGTAATGGCAATGGTAATGGCAATGGTGGTAATGGGAATGGGAGTGGCAATGGTGGATCCTCCTCGGGAATAAGTGAGGAAGGTCTTCGCGATTGGTTTGGTAAGTCCAAATCAAAAGATGGTAAGAAAGGTTGGGTACAAGTTGTATCCGGTAAACCTTGCGCTCGTCAACCAGGACAGAAGTCAACACCCAAATGTGTATCTTCTGCAAAAAGAGCAAGTATGAGCAAATCTGAAAGACAGTCTGCTCAAAGGAGAAAAAGATCTGCTGATCCGGGTCAACCACAAAAGACAGGTGCAGCAAAACCAACTTACGTTTCAACTGATAAACCTAAAATGAAATCCGTAAAAGAAGCAACCGAGTTTATCACTCTACCTCTGAATATTGAAATTCCAGATAATATCAGAGACTTTAACCTGGGACTTATGTTTCGTGAAAGTTTAGACGTAAATAGCGGAATGCTTTTTGTTTTTGAAGATGTTGCTCAGCAGTCATTCCATATGACTGAAACAAAAATTCCTCTAGATATTGCTTTCATTAAAGAGGATGGAATAATAGAAAGCATCAAACAATTAGAACCATATGAAAAAAATCCAGTGTCTTCAGATGGAGAAGTTATCTGTGCATTAGAAGTAAATCGTGGATGGTTCACAGAAAATAATGTTGAAGTAGGTGATCAAATTGACATTGAGGAAGGCAAGAAGGATGCTTGCTACCACAAAGTCAAGTCACGCTATTCAGTTTGGCCAAGTGCATATGCGTCAGGAGCACTAGTCAAGTGTCGTAAAGTTGGTGCTGCCAACTGGGGAAATAAAACAAAGAAAGAAGAATTTGAACTTGATGAGAAGTGTTGGAAAGGTTATGAGAAAAAAGGCATGAAAACTATGTTTGGAAAGAGATATCCAAACTGTGTCAAAAAAGAAGATGTCGAAATTACCGATGCATATGGAGATACGTATGCTGTAATTCAAGATGTCGTAAAACCAGAACCACTTAAACCAACTCCTAAATCTGCTGATTATGATACTTATGATATGTCACACATGATTAACAAACCAGTATCAGAAGCAGTAAGATTACCTGCTAGAACTGGAAACATTGTTGATACTTATTTCAATTACAGAGGTAAGTATTACATGTTAAAAATGTTCTTCCCACAAACCTCTATGCCTAAAAAATCTGATGTTCAAGATCAGATTTCCAAGGTGTATCCTGGCGCGAAACTATTAACTTTTAACGTTTCAAGCTATGAACCAGGGCAACCACTCCTTCACACAGAAGGAGCAGCATGGACAAAAAAAGCAGGTAAAAACAAAGAAGGTGGTCTCAACGAAAAAGGACGAAAGTCTTATGAAGCGCAAAATCCAGGATCTGACCTTAAGGCACCAAGCAAGAAGGTTGGAAATCCCCGTAGAGCATCATTCTGCGCTAGAATGAAAGGAATGAAAAAGAAACTGACTTCATCGAAGACTGCAAACGATCCAGATAGCAGAATCAATAAGTCACTTAGAAAGTGGAATTGCTGAGTAATCTATGTCTGATAATGTATACCTTGGCAATCCCAATCTAAAAAAAGCTAATACTGCCATTGAGTTTACTCAAGATCAAATTCTTGAGTTTATGAAATGTAAGGAAGACCCTGTTTACTTTGCTAACAACTATGTCAAGATTATTTCTCTTGACGAGGGTCTAACTCAATTTCATCCATATCATTTTCAAGAGAAGTTAATCAATAACTTCCACAACAACAGATTTAATATCTGTAAGATGCCACGACAGACTGGTAAATCAACGACTGTTGTCTCGTATCTTTTACACTATGCTGTTTTCAATGATAGTGTTAATATT